TATCAACAGCCAGTGACTATGTTCCAACGACAGGTGTTTTTGGAATTCAATTTAAAAGCCAGAATAATGGATCTACGGTAGACCATAGACTCGACGTAGATTGGTCTAACATTGAACTAACACACTCAAACACTGATAGGGGTGAAGGTTATATTAAGAAGACGTTGTCTGGGGAGTAATTAACCCAGAAGCATATCACCGCGCTTGAGAGAGTTGAACAGGCGATTATAAAACAACTCACGTAGGGAATCCAACTCTCTCATTACGCTCGTCAAGTTGCGTAGAGTTGCTTCAGTTATTTTATTATCATTCTTGATTGTCTTCAGCATATCTATGCAGGATTCAATCATGTTTTGTTGATCCTTTGTAATCTTATTGATAGTATCAACTTGTGCTTGTTTTGTAATTATTTCAGAATCGGACATTGTGTACCTCAAATTTTAATCTCTTGTAGTGCTTTACCCTCTGCTTGGAGTGGTTCTCCAAGTAAGGCATTCTGTCATAGAAGTCATAGAAATACATAGTATCTTTACCTTCTGCTTTACGAATACCTCGACCTAACCCTTGTAGGGTCGGAACTTCACCAGATAGTCCTCTAGCGTTAATCATGTGACTGATTTCGTCAATACTGATACCAGTTTGCATAACCGTTGTACCTATGATTGTAGCTGGCTTGTCATCATTTATGAATTCGTTGATGATATTATATCTACTATCAATATCGTCCTTACCCTCAATTGTGTAGCAATTACTGATCCTAGTTTGTAGATTCTCAATGTGTTGTAGGTTCTTCACCAGGATTAGAATCTTAGCTTTGGGGTTGGACTGGTATATTTTTGATACAATTGTCTTGATCTTGTCGTTGCGCCTGTCACAGTTTACGATATACTCTTCGTATATCTCAAGATAGGAAAGGTCGTCAGGCACAGAGGAGACTGGAGTGTTATCCACAATCTGAATGATAGGCTTTGCAAGGGCACCATCCTTGATTAGGTCCTCTGCTGTGCGTGTCGTGTATACAGGGCCGAATGCGCCCTCTAGGACCATCCTAGCGTTGATATCTTTTGCCTTCTCCCTTGGAGGGGTGGCAGTGAATGCGAGCCTGTAGGAGGCGTTAGGGAAGCTCTCAACGGCTGCTATGGTAGTCTCTCCCTTGCAGAACTGATGGGCCTCGTCAACCATAAGCAAATCAGCTTGCAGGTGTGTGTCCACTATACGCTCAATACTTTGGACTGTGGATAACATAATCTTCCCATCAATAAATCCTTCACCCGAATTGTATCCCAAATCACGAATACCACATCTCTTGAAGAACTCGTAAGTTTGGTTGAGGATACCCTTCTCTCGGAACAAGACAACTGCTGTAATGTCCTTATCATGTTGTAGAGCGGCAATGCATCCTGCCATAATGAGAGTCTTGCCAGATCCAGTTGGGCTGTCTACAATTGCACGGCGGCGTTTCAGACATTGATAGATAGCTTTCTCTTGATACTCACGATACTGGAAATTACCGACTGATGGGATGTATGGCTCCTGCTCTGTAATCTTGTTCTCCCACTCAATGTCCTTAGCACCAATAGCATCAAGGTCTTTTGATATGCGCCCAAGCAGACCTGTTCTAAACTTACCAGCAGATGAGAAGTATCTCTTCTTACCATCCCACCTTCGACTACGGTAGGCTGGAGAGTATTGATAACCAGGGACAGAGAACGCATACTTGTCGTTCAAGGCCCTCAACACCTCAGGATTATCTGTCTCCAGTGTGCTCATTAAGTTCCCTATGATTATCTTCATATACTATAATAGTTTATTACAATGATAGGTGATTTATGTCTGAGGCTAGAAAATTAACCGCTGATCCTAGCAGCCAGCGAGACCAAGCTCTGGAAGAGCTTTTTGGTAAAATTAAAGATGCTAGTATGACAATTACTGACCTCCCGTCTAGAGGTAAGTTTTACACGGACTTTGAGAGTATTAAGATATCCCCACTCAAGTTCTTAGATGAGCAGCTTATTCTTACAGGAAAAGGTCTGGAGAAAGATATCGTTACCGAGCTATTGGAGAAGACTGTCGAGGGGATCGACGTTAATGAGATTCTCCTTATGGATAAGAACTATCTCTTAATGAAGCTTAGAGAGGTTTCTTACGGTGATGATTACGAGTTTAGTATTGTGTGTCGTAATTGTAACCACGAGTCGAGATCCAAGATTGAGCTATCCAAACAACTCAATATGTCCCAGATCCCAGATGACTTCGAAGACCCTCGGACTATTAAGCTTCCCAAGCTTGGTGTGGACGTTGTAATCCGACTGCCTAGAAACAGGGAGGAAAGATACTTCTCTGATACAGAAACTTCATATCAGAATCTGTATAGATTTATAGTGTCTATAAATGGAAATACTGATCCAGTCTTTATCTCGAAGGCAATCAACCTGATGGAGATTGCAGACGTTAAGAAGATTTACAAGGAGATTACAAACAATCCCTACGGGATAGATCCTCGATTCGTGTTTAAGTGCGGGAAATGCAAGCATAAGGAAACGCTTGCAGTACCGATAGATTCTGATTTTTTTTCAGTGAGCTAACAGAAACTTTAACATCTGAAGACCTTCTGCGTCAAGCCTACATATTAGTAAGCAAAGTTGGCTTTTCTTACTCCGATATTAAGACAATGACAAAGAAGGAACGGATGTCTTTCTTGAAGTTTTACTCGGAGGAGATGGAAAGACTAGAGGAACGCTATGCAAATTAATGGGAATCGAGTTACAACAAGACACGAAAGACCTACGGTGTTAGGCCCTACTGCTCTTTTACTTTACTTTATTAACGACGGGCAATACACTGATCCTTACGAGATTAGCGGTGTATCCATCTTCGCTGCGTCTAACAACCAGTTCCCAAGCTCGGTTATTGGGACTGGTGGGGAAATCAAGCAAGATGTCAGTGGTCAGATACTGATGCACTTCTCGAACCCTAGCGCAAACACTTCCCATAGCTCGTTTGATGCTTCGAACTATAGCCCTACCGGCTCTCCACCAGATTGTTCGGGTATTTACAAGATTGGTACAGGTAAGTATGCTTGTGTTCTTAACACTCAGGGTATCTTACCTAGCGGTGTGTTTAACCTTTCAGGTGAGAACGTTATAGCCAACAACGTCTCTACTACAGGAGACTACATTGATGTCTGGACACTCAAGAGAGCCGCTGGGTCAGAGCTTGATACAATCGTTAATGAGTTTACGCTCAATGAAGATAGATTCTTTGGTGTCACCGAGCCGTTACTTTTCCGCGTGTCCACTAGATTGGAGAACAATTTCTTAGTTCTAGGTTCTAAGGTTGACCTGAAGTTTACGAATGAGTTCACCCTTGAGAATGCTAACATTGACCGTAGCATCATCAATCTTTTCAAGCAGACTCTCATCATGGATCCGATGCTTGAAATCTACAAGAAGAATCAAGACAGGAACCTCCCAGCTAGAGTTGAAGTCTCGGGTTACTCTGACACTTCCGGTCTGATGGATGTTACCTCAGAGAACACAGTGGTCTTCAACTTTAATACTGATGACCTGAAAACTCACGCTGAACTCCTGAGTGGTAACCTGGGCTCGCTGACAGGGACTTATGTTGCTAGACTTAAGTTTACTGCACTTAACCAGACCATAGTCTCAAACGAGATGGCCTTTATCATACGATAGCCACTCCAGAGAAAGTGGGGTCATCTTTACTATCTTAGAGGTGACCTCAAGCAATCGGTCAGGGCCGTCATTAATAAGGATCTCATTCCAATCCTTAGATCCAGCAGGAGGGATGACAGTCTTGATGTCCTCTCTCCGAACCCAATGAGCCAGCTTTAAGAATTTATAGCGTCCCTGCATACCCGCGTCGTCACTATCAAACGCACAAACCAGAGAACCTTGATACTGGCTGAGTTGTAGCATCTGCTCACGGCTCGTAAAGCAGCTTAGAGTCGTCGTAGCGTTCAACCCTACCGCCTGTAGGCTAAGGCAATCAAAGACGCCTTCAGTGATATACAGAGGCTCCTGAGAGTCGTAATTGAACGGGTATAGGACCTGTGAGCTTTTAAGATCCTTGCAGTTGAGATACTTAGGACGCTCCCCATTTAAGGCTCTACCTTGAAAGTAGAACAGTTTGTTGCGAGAGTTGATAAAAGGAATAATGAGACGACCCTTATACTTCCCATCCTTAGCAAGCATAAACCGGAACCCATTAAGCATACGGCTGTCCGTCAACGGGTGGCTCTCGATCTCTTCAAAGTTATCGGCTTCTTCAAGGCTAGACTTGATCTTGTGAGGATCAATAGCTTCAACGGGTCTACGGTAACCAAGCTGATCCCCAGACAGAAAGTCTTCAAATACAAACTTCTCGTAAGCCTCTCTAAAAGAGCACTTCTCGACTAGAGCATACAGTTTTACAAAGTTCCCTGTCTCACCACTCTTAAAGCATCTCCACAGTCCAGTCTCAAGGTTGATGGACATGTGACGCTTGTAGTCATTGTCTATGAATAATGATGGAACTACTAATTCCACATCATCACTCGCAAGTCTATAATTAGACTGGAACTTGTCCAAACAGTATTTTCTAATGTAGGAACTATCCGCCATGTTTATAAATAATATTAGTGCCTCTCGCAGTGACATCATAGACCAGTGCCTATGGAAATACAAGCTGAGATATATAGACAAGCTACCAGGATTTGGTGCTAAGAATGAAGACGCTTTGAATTTCGGGTCATTCATTCACAAGATATTTGAGCTTGGGTATAAGGAGAAAGACCTTAAGTCTCTGCTAAAGATTGCAGAACAAGAAAGAGAAGCCTACAAGGTTCCGTTCCGTGAGAATGACAGGATGAAGACCTGTCTAGAGAACTTCTTGATCTGGAATCAGAAGATGGGTGAGACGGTTTCTACAGAGCAGTCTGTTAGCATTCCTTTAGATGAGAAGCACGATATCAGCTTTGTGGGTGTGATTGACCGTGTGATCAAAGGAACTGACGGTGGTTATCTTGTCATTGACTACAAGACATCCAAGAAGGAGAAGCGCAAGAAGACGCTCATGGACGACAACCAACTAAAGGGTTATGCCTGGGCAATCCACATGCTCTACGATGTCCCTTACGAGAAGATCTACTGCGCTCACTACTACCCTGTTACTGGAAACTTCGTTGCGGTTAAGTTCAACAGGTTCCAAATCGAGCGATGGAAGAAGACGCAGACGGAAAAGGTTTGGCGCATCCGCAAGAAGAAGAAGGATGAGTTCTGGGCTCAGGAGAACATCTTCTGCGACTGGTGTGAATACAAGGAGGCTTGTCCTAAGTTCCAGTCGGAAGAAGTGGTCTGTAAGAGACTAGAAGAGCAGAAGGAATTAAA